ATTAATGCGAACGTGAAGATTAGTAGGAAATCCGAAGTTGCAATTCAAGAACTTAATAACACTTTGACGACTTTAACTAGTAATTCTAGGTGGTACATTGAGTTCTTGCGTGATCATTTCTGGTTGATATCAGGAGTCATCATGCTATCCACCTTTTTTGCAGCACCAGGTGCCACGATTTACGTTTTCGTTTTTTGTTGGTTAATGGGCCGACAAGTCGAGGCACTAAATTTTTTGTCAGCTATTGATTACTGTATCAATAATGCATATGATAAAGTAGACAAGAATAAGTGTAAGCACTTTCCTAAATTTAAGAGGGAAGTCACTTGCCGACCTAAAGTTCGAGCATACCCTATGGTGTACATGGACGATCATATACCGGCATTTCCGCGAGTTTGTTATCACAATGTTTATTGTGCAATAACCCGTAGAATGTTGAATGTGGTCAAAGTTCATGATGATCATAAACCAATCGTTTTGCCACCTACTTTATTGGATATATGCAAACGCATTAATGGTAATTTGCTACCACTAGAGTTTGGAGAATGGTTGTCACGATTTCCTTCGAGTAAACAAAAAGCTTACGAGAGGGAGATGCACAGATTTTCGAAAATGTGTAGTTCGCAAGGACTCAATGACACTAAAGTTTTTATTAAATTTGAAGCTATGAAAAATGATTCAAAACCTGCACGGTGCATTTCAGCCACTGATGTATGGACTAACTTTATGGTGGGACGATGGATCATACCACTGACGCATTTGTTTGCGTTGGAGTGTGGGAAAGACTCTTCAGTTTTTCTACCTTTTGAATCTTCTGCGGAAGATGTGGCAGAATTCCTATGTAGTATGTTTGATCCAAAGGCACTCAATAGTGTCTTGCGGAACAATGATACCGCCATTTGCAACCCTGTTGTACAAAATGACTTCAGCTCTTATGATAGCACACAAACCTGTGTGTTGGTAGATGCTGTGCTGGAGGTATACAGGATGTGTGGCATCGATGAGGACGTTCTCAATTTATTGTATGCCGATCTTGATGAAGTGATGGTTACTACTTCTGTTGGTATTAAATTTCATGCAGGAGGATTTCGATTCTCCGGTCGTGGTGATACATTATTGAGCAACTCGTTGTTGGCATGGATTATCCAGTATACTGTTTATGGGAACAAATTGGTCAAGTTATTGGCCAAAGGCGATGATTCTGTGGCTTTGTTGGACTGTAAATCAACATTCTTGTTAAATCAAAACGAATTTACCAAGTTGGGTTTGCAGGACAAATCAAGTTTATGCAACATGGATGATGTGGAATTCTGTAGCAAACTTTTGGTTCCCGTGGCGGGAGGGTACACCATGGGACCAAAAATAGGTAGATATTTGGTGAAAACCTTCTGGTGTAAGAAGACAAATTACACTTTTGACCAAATGGCAGAACAACTTAAGGGCATCGTGACGGGCTGTTGGAAAGACATTTGCTTTGCACCTATACTCAAGGAACTCAAACCCTTTTTAATTAAAGGTAGTGGGGTATACAATGAGTATTCACTGCGAAATGTCAAGTTTCATGAGATGAACTTTGACACGTTGGAATATTATTCAAAACGTTATTCAGTTCATATGCATGAGCTCAATCAGTTCGAGTTACCATCGTATGACATCCCAATCAATATGTGTAATAGCGTCACATCACGGATATGTGACGTGGATTGGGGTGAGGAAGGAAATACACAGCTGTTAAAACGCAAGAGAAAAGTACTACTTAAGGAACAGGTTATAATTCCTGTTGTTGAAGAACTTGTTAAATTCCTCTTGGGTTGGACGGCTGTGTTGGTTATAGGAG